AGATCGATAGTATTCATGTTGACCTCATTTCCCCTTAACGCCGGGTGGCGGAACTAAAACCTGCTGCACTGCAAAATTTGAACCCTGCCGTCATGTTCTTACGCCTCGGGCTGGCTACTTAACCCCTGACCACTGCCTGGTAACTCGAAGTATTGCCCTGCGTTCTGTGGGGCGGGGTGGGTTGATGGATACAATCTACAAATTAAAATTTAATTGGTCAATATATTTATTATTAAATTTGTAATTGCGAACGATTGCATTAGTCCCAAAATGGGACTATCATGCAGTTATGAAGATCATCTCAGTTAAAACACTCAGGGATTTTTGGGCGGAGAATCCCGATGCAGAACAACCGCTAAGGGCATGGGTGGATGAGGCAGCAAAAGCTGACTGGAAAAGCCCGGCAGACATTAAGGCACAATACCGAACGGCTAGTATATTGAAAAGCCGGCGTGTGGTATTCAACATAAAAGGTAATCATTACCGTTTAATTGTTGCAATTGCGTATCAGCGAGGATGGGTATTTGTTAAATTCATCGGAAGCCACAAGGAATACGATGCCATTGATGCTGATACCATCGAACTGGAGTAAGCATGAACATCAAACCTATTCGTACAGAGCAAGATTATGAAGCCGCGTTGCGTGCTGTTGAGCCTATGTTCGACAATGAACCGGAAATTAACACGCCTGAGGGGGATTTCTTTGAGGTGATGTGTTTGCTAATAGAGGAATATGAAAAAAAACATTATCCCATTGAGCCACCATCCCCAATTGAAGCTATAAGATTTCGCATGGAACAGCAGGGGCTGACCGTGAAAGATTTGGAACCCGCAATTGGGAAAAAAAATCGGGTTTACGAGGTGTTGAATGGCACCAGAAGCCTTACGTTACCAATGATTCGCCGTCTTCATAATCAATTTGGTATCCCCTTGGAAAGCTTGGTGGGATTATAAAATCTGCTAGTCATTTGCCTGATACTCGTTCCAGAAAAGGAACGCATCAGGCAGTTTTGTTTTTCTGCCGCAGTAACTCTTCAAGTTTTCGTTTATAGAAATCGCGTTTTTGCTCCATATCTCGAATGATCTGCTCTGCGTCGCTTTGAGGTAACTCATCTAAAAGCGATATGATTTTTCGTTGCTGTTCTGTAAGTTGCGGTTGGTTGTCATTAGTGGATACAGCCATCTTATCGCCGAGAGCTTCTTCTTCCATAAAGAACCAATGGACGGGATGTTGTGAGAGCTCTGCTAATTTTTCCAGTTTATCCATTCTTGGCATCACGCCTTTCAACCAACCTTGCACGGATTGGGGTTTTACACCAAGACGTCTTCCCAGCTCTGACTGGTTTATATTCAATTCCTGCAACACCTGCTGAAGGCGTTTTACAAAGATCATCACCACCCCTCGAAAACTAATCTCGCAATTCTACAGAAAAAATTGATAAGTGGCATTACAAATAGAAGTTGAAATTTAAAATTAAATTTGTAATTATCGATACCATCGTAAAGTTTGGAGGGAAACATGCAAAAAAGTACTCAAATAAAAATCCTGTCGATAATGAGCCAATCAGAATTAGGGCGTCGTCTTGGTAAAACTCCACAAACCATAAGTGGGTGGTTTAAAAAACGAGTTCCTGCGGAGGAGGTTATTCCTGCATGTGAGGCGCTTGACTGGGGAGTGACTCCGCATGAATTGCGCCCTGATAAATACCCTAACCCGACCGACGGTTTACCTGTTGGATGTAAGGTTAACAGATCAAATGAACCGGAGTTGATTCATGAAAATCAGGCATGAACACATCCGCATGGCGATGAATACCTGGGCGCATCCGGACGGTGAGAAAGTACCGGCTGCAGAGATTACCAAAGCGTATTTTGAACTGGGAATGACGTTTCCGGAGCTGTACGACGATTCACATCCGGAAGCCCTGGCTCGCAATACTCAGAAAATTTTCCGCTGGGTGGAGAAAGACACCCCTGATGCAGTTGAAAAAATTCAGGCGTTGTTACCAGCGATCGAAAAGGCAATGCCACCTTTGCTGGTGGCCAGAATGCGCAGCCACAGTTCAGCTTATTTTCGGGAGCTGGTGGAGACGCGGGAACGACTGGTGAGAGATGCTGATGATTTTGTCGCAGTGGCGATCGCCGGTTTCAACCAGATGAATCGTGGTGGCCCGGCGGGAAATGCCGTGGCTGTACATTGAGGAAGCATTAATGAAATCATCGACGCTTGAGAAAAACCAGAAGGTTTTCAGCCCCTTTAATAAAAATCTCGGGGGAGTGAAATTCGTAAAGACCATCAACAGAATAACTACCGCAATTTTCGCATGCCTTCTCATATGCCATGAAGGCATGGCTGAGTCTTCGCGCTTTCCTGGCGCTAAGCATTCTTTCGAGTTCAGCGATATCACGCGGGCTAATTTGCACTATGTTGAGAAGCCCTTTTCTGGCAAGGTTAATTTTTTGCATCAATTCGGCCGCGATAGGATCTGCGATTGCGTTGAATTCCTTGCGTCTGTCCCTGTTTACTGCCAGCCAATGACCGAAACAGATACCCAACCCAAAGGTAATCACGGTCCATATGAACGAAATGAGAGCTGGATTCGTATTGAACAAGGTAACAAATTCACTCCAGATAGTATCCATGGTTCTCGCCGATTACTCCTGGTTCTGCTGGCTGGCGCTGTGATTGTATTTCCGTCAGGGGTTTACTTTGGTCTAAAGGCAGTATGCAGACGTGATTATGCCCGAAGACGTTATACAGGGAAAGCACCGGTTCTTGGTGTTCTTTCAGTCCTGGTAATCCCGAAGAAAGTGAAATGTCGCAGATGGCAGATCTGGGAGCAGCGTCAATGGTTCCGTGATATGAACCTTAGTCACGGTATTGATATTGCGTACCAGGATACCCGGAACTGGAAAAAACTGGTAGCGGAGCGCTGGTATTAATTATGGCTACTTCATGGCTCAGATTATGGCATGACATGCCAAATGATCCCAAGTGGCGAACAATTTCCAGGGTGTCAGGGCAGCCAATCGCAACGGTGATGGCGGTTTATGTTCACCTTCTGGTGAGTGCGTCACGAAATGTCACGACATGTCACGACGTGTCACGACGTGGTCACATTGATGTCACGACAGAAGATTTGGCAAGTGCGCTCGACGTGACAGAAGAGTCAATTGATTCAATTTTGCGGGCAATGCAGGGGCGGGTACTTGATGGAGATTTAATCACCGGATGGGAAAAACGCCAGGTAGCGAAAGAGGATAACGGTAATGTTTCGCAAACCGCGAAATCCCCGGCAGAGCGGAAGAGAGCGCAGCGTGAGAGGGAAAAATCACGAAAAAAGGATGAGGGATGTCACGATGAGTCACGCATATGTCACGACATGTCACGACGAGTCACGACAGATAAAGATACAGATAAAGAATTAAACCCCACACATAACGCGCGCGTGCGCGAGAGTGCTCCGACCAGCGAGTCGAACGGTACGCCGTTGCAGGTGGCGGAACCTGAATTTCCGGACGGCCTGAGTGAACCCATCGGGAAATTTCCGATGACCGATGGCTGGCATCCGTCGCCGGATTTTCGACGGCGGGCTGCATTGTGGGGAGTGGCTCTGCCGGAGCCGGAATTTACACCTGCTGAACTTGCCGCATTCCGGGATTACTGGATGGCGGAGGGCAAAGTGTTCACGCAGGTTCAGTGGGAGCAGAAATTCGCCCGTCACGTAAATCACGTCAGGGCACAGGTCAAACCAGTCAGCAAGGGGGGCAGCCATGCAGCAGCACCAGGTGGCACCGCATCACGGGCAGTTCAGGAAATTCGGGCAGCACGTGAGCAGTGGGAACGTGAAAACGGATTTATCAGCGACGGAAACGGCCTGGAAGCTGTGGGAACTCATGGGGGAGGTTTATTCGAACCGCTGGACCCGGAAGAACGGAGCCGCACCTTCGAAGCTCTGGATTGCACAGATTGGCGCGATGACTGAGCAGCAAATCCGGCAGGTCTGCCGCCAGTGCATGGAGCGTTGTCGGGCGGGTGAAACATGGCCTCCGGACCTGGCTGAGTTTGTGGCGCTGATTTCGGAAAGCGGAGCCAATCCATTCGGTCTGACGGTGGATGCCGTGATGGAAGAGTACCGTCGCTGGCGCAATGAGTCCTGGCGATACGACGGGAGCGATAAATACCCGTGGCCCCAGCCCGTGCTGTATCACATCTGCCTCGAGATGCGTTCAAAAGGGATTGAGCGGCAGATGACCGAAGGGGAGTTAAAACGACTTGCAGAACGGCAACTGACGAAATGGGCAAAGCATGTTGGTAATGGCTTCAGTGTTCCGCCCATCCGGCGACAACTGGCAGGACCAAAACGTCCTGCGGGACCAACGCCAATTGAGTTGCTGAAACAGGAGTATGAACGCCGGAAAGCGGCTGGTTTTGTTTGAGTTGAGAAGTGATTTTTACCGGGAGAAAAATTTTATGGAGACCGTTTTTGACGCACTGAAAGCAATGGGAAAAGCCTCTTCACAGGAAGTTGCAGCACGCCTGGGCATGACCCGGGATGAAGCAATCAACGAGCTGTGGAAACTGAAGCGTCGGGGTGAGGCAGACAACAAAGGCCCGATGTGGTGGCTGACATCCGGCGATGAGGAAAAACAGGCCGGGTATCGTGAAACCCCCGTTGTGGATTTAATCCCACAGAGAGGGACTGAGAGTGAAAAAACAGCCAGACAGGAAGCGTCCGGAACAGAAAACACGGGTCAGCATGCAGATGTGACAGAAGTTGTTCAGCCAATCCCTGCGTTTACTGAAAAACAGCAGGATTATGTGATTCTGCCATCACTGCATGCGGCAAACCGTGAGCTGCGCCGGGCAAAAGGTCAGGTCCAGAAGTGGGAGCGTATCTGCGCCGCGCTACGGGAGCTGAATAAACACCGGGACGTTGTCCGGCAGATTGTCGACTCTTCCCGCCGTGTTGCATCGGAAAAGTGATTGCCGGAGGCGCTTATGGCAAAAGTATTTACACAGGAAGAGCGGGAAAAATTAAAGGGGCGGGTTGTTGAACTTGTACGTCTTAGCGGTCGCGAGACGTTACGGCAACTGGAAGCGAAAACAGGTGCGACAAGATATCTGTTGAGCGTTCTCGCCAGAGAGCTGGTTGCCAGTGGTGATGTATACAACTCTGACTACGGGTTATTTCCCTCTGAACAGGCTCGTAAGGACTGGCAAAACGCCCGCAAAAAACTATCAAGGGCAAAACTGAAGAAAAAAACATCTGTGGTTGATCCGGACCTTATCTGGTCGTTACCAGACGGCGAAATACGTCGCTACGACAGTCGCCTAAACATAATCTGTCGCGAGTGCCGGAAGAGCGAAGTTATGCAGCGCATATTGTCGTTTTATCAGGGTAATTTTCAGGAGGTGATGGCGTGAGGGTGAGAGTCTATATCGCCGGTCCAATGACCGGGTATAAAAATTTCAACCGTGAGGCGTTTCACAATGCGGAAGAGGAACTGAAACGGGAAGGGCATACCGTCTTAAACCCGGCAGTACTTCCGGACGGGCTGACACAGCCGCAGTACATGGATATCTGCATGGCGATGATTCGTTGTGTGGATGCGATTTACATGCTGAAAGGCTGGCAGCGGTCAGCAGGCGCTAAGGCAGAACTGGCGCTGGCGGAGAAACTGGGGCATGCGGTGATTTTTCAGGAGACAGCCAGTGTGCAAGACTAATTACCAGGCATTACGTGAACGTTATTCACCAATTCAGGTGCCGGAATGTCCTGTTTGTGGCGATGAAATGTCGATACAGCGCATATTTTCCAGAACGCATATTGTGTATGCCTGCACAGGTGAGGGGGATGATGGATATTTTAAAACTGGTCGAACTTTTGCGGATGAGCATTACCTGAAATCGCGCGTAACCGTCGTTGATGTTAGCGATCCTGACGTACTGGCTTTACTGAAAGAGCTGGAAGTTAAAGACAAACGCATTGCAGAATTGACAGATGCGCTTACACAAATGATTAATGCGCACAAAACCACAATTCGTTTTGGTCATGAACGCATAACTGAATGTGGTGGTGATTGCGACTCGCCGGAAAAGATGATTTCAGAAAATCCGGATATCAGAATGGCAGAGGCTGTTTTGAGAGCAGGGATAAAAACTGAATAATTAAATTTAGCACAGCAAATAAAATTTAATCCTTAACCGGAGGGATTTCTGCACCCTCAGAACATCAGGAGGCCGCCTGAAAGGGCGGTAGTGAAATGCGAAAGTTCAAAATAATTATTGAAACGGGAATAGCTGGTGGAGATTTTGAGGATGTATTCGAAGTGGACGATGACGCAACACCTGATGAAATTCATGATGAAGCAAAAGAAATTTTCTTTAACTACTGCAATTATTCATATCACGAAATAAAAGACGAAGAGGAAGAACAAAATGGCTGATTTTGGTTCAACTAAATACAACGTCAGTTTTAAAGAATGGCATGAACTGTTAATGGCCTATGCAGAGTTACGCGGTGGAAGTGCTGCTGATGCCGATGCATGGCGTGATGCTTATGAAGCAGGAAAAACACCGGTCGAAGCATATTGTGATGAGTGGGGCGATGAATGAGCGAGATTAATTATCAGGAAGGGCATGAAACGGTAGGGCAGGCAAAACCAGTTGCATGGCGATATCGCTATGTGAAAAAAAGCGTTACGGACTTTCAGGAGAAGATGTGGGTTGGTGACTGGAAATATGTACCGACAAAAGAGGATTGCAACGACAGGCCGAGCTATGAGATTCAGGCCTTATTCACTGCCCCGCCAGTCCCGGTGACATCAGAAGGACTGGTTAAAGCCGTGCGCTTTTATGAACAGGTAAAGCGTGAAAATCCGCCAGCTGAAACAGGAGCATGGAAAGATGCTGTTGATTGGGTACTCAAAGAGGCCTGCTGTGCTGCCATTCTGGGTAAAGCTGACAATCCACTAGCATCCAGTAATCAGGTTAGCGAATTAACAATGTGGGTTAAACGACTGGTCAGTCAACTGAAAAAAGCTCAGCCGGACTGCAAATTACCGGAGAAGGCGATGGATTACCTGAAACGAAATGGACTGATAAGCGTGGAGGATGTTTTACGATGACCTGGTCTGAAGCATTCACAACGGTAGGAATCGCACTGGCGGTGGCGCTGGTGGTGTATTCGATTTGCCGCTGGGGATAAAAACGGTTTGCGGGAAAAGGAGAGTTAAGTAGAATTGCAGCGGGTGCTTGAGGCTATCTGTCTCAGGCATGAACACCAAAAGGCAGATAGAGAAAAGCCCCAGTTAACATTACGCGTCCGGCAAGACGCTTAACATTAATCTGAGGCTCAATCTATGAACGGCAAATCTAGGTTAGCCTCTTACGTGCCGAAAGGCAAGGAGAAGCAGGCTATGAAGCAGCAAAAGGCGATGTTAGTCGCCCTGATCGTCATCTGTATTACCGTCATTGTGACGGCACTGGTAACGAGGAAAGACCTCTGCGAGGTACGAATCCGAACCGGCCAGACGGAGGTCGCTGTCTTCACAGCTTACGAACCTGAGGAGTAAGAGACCAGGCGAGGGAGAAATCCCTCGCCACCTCTGATGAGTCAGGCATCCTCAACGCACCCGCACTTAACCCGCTTCGGCGGGTTTTGTTTTTTCATGGCATTCTGGTTTACAATTCGCACGCCAGCCTGAACAACTGGCACCTGCTGCACTGCGCCATCGAGAGATTGAGAAATGGCGCATATACAACTGGTCAAACAAACCTCTTCCGGATTACTTCTCCCGGCGACGCCGGAGAGTTGCGATTTTCTGCATCAAATCAAAACAGGTGAGTGGATACACGCAGACTTTAAGCGTGTGCGTAACTACGCATTCCACAAGCGTTTTTTCAGACTCCTGCAACTGGGATTCGATTACTGGACTCCGATCGGTGGGGCGATCACGCCCCGAGAACGAGAACTGGTATCAGGCTTCGTTGAGTACCTGTGCGAATCAGTAGGTCGGGAACATACGCCAGCTCTGAGCGAAGCCGCAGAGCAATATCTGAATACAGTTGCAACACGCAGAACCCGGGATACGGCATTGCTAAAGTCGTTTGAGGCTTTCCGCGAGTGGGTAACCATTCAGGCCGGATTTTACACCGAGCATATTTATCCAGACGGTAGCCGCGGGCGTCGGGCGAAGTCCATTGCTTTTGCGAATATGGACGAAACCGAGTTTCAGCAGGTTTATAAATCTGTACTGAATGTGCTGTGGAACTGGATCCTATTCCGTAAATTCTCTTCTCCGGAGGAAGTCGAAAATGTGGCTGCGCAGCTGCTGGAGTTTGCGTGATGGCGGATTTACGTAAAGCGGCGCGAGGCCAGATGTGTACAGTCAGAATCCCTGGCTACTGCAATCACAATCCTGAAACGTCTGTACTGGCGCATTATCGGCTGGCGGGAACGTGCGGAACAGCGATAAAACCACACGATATGCAGGCGGCTATTGCCTGTAGCTCGTGCCACGATTTAATCGACGGGCGGGTA